AATATTTGCACGTTGCTTAAATAGATTTGCAATTAAATTTGTATTTCTATTTATATTTGTTATTGATGAAATAAATATTTCTATGTTGTCAGACTTTACAGCTAATGGGTTTGTATGTGTTAATGTAAATTTAACTCTTAACTTTGTACTAAAGTTATAAGTGCCTGTTGATGGTACTGTATAAGTTGTTACTGAAAAATTACCTCCAGCATCGAAGAAAGGAGGCGTTTCTTTATTAAAAGCAATACTTAATAACCCTCCTGTATCTACATTAGTTCCATCAGCATCAATTAAAACATTTGATACTGTTGTGCCTACATTAAATTGCCTATTATCTAATTCTGTTTGACTTAAGGTAATAGTATCAATATTAGGGTAAGTTATTTGTCTTTTAAAGAACTCAGTTTCTAAAAATGTACTTTCAAAAGTATATCCTTTATCGGCTAAAATCTTTGTAAAATATTCGTAATCATAAATACAAGGGATAAAGTCCTTAACTCTCCAAATACTTTCATCACCTAATATAGTTCCACGATTAACTAAAGGGTAATAATAACCATTCCCAGCGGCATAAGCCTCCGGAGTTCCGTTTCTTATTATCTCAGTGTCCCACGAATTGATTATATTTTCTCTATTGTAAGTATGGTCTAAATCTGAATAATCCAAATCACTTAATAAGTCATCCCCTATATCAGTCCAAAAGTTACCAGTTTCTCCAATTATATTGCATGAATAAACATGAAGTCCATTCTTAATAGTTATCCTTAATAATTGTAAGTAGCCTTTAAATGTTAAAACTTCATCCTCATAGTAAGATGCTGCTGTTTTTATATTTGGATTAAATGTATTTGTGGCAATATTTACTTCAAATATATTTTCAAAGAACCTATTTATTTCATTTGTTTCATATAATTCAACAGCTTTAGCCGAAGATGCTTTAGCCTTATCGGGTTGTCTTATATCTGATTCTTCAAACGTTGTAACTATTGGTAAATCGCTAACAACAGCAACATTTTGTAAATCCCCTATTACTAATCTTTTTACCATTATATTGCTCTTTGTCTTGTTTCTTGTGTGCTTAATTCAACATCAATAGCGTAATTAAATAGCTTTTCGTTTTCATGCTTATTTAATAAATAAGGCTTTGCCATTGCTGTAACTGGAACATAATCGAATTTACCTCCATATTCATTTTCTTCATTAACAACCCACTTTAAGGGGGAACTAAAAAGCTCCTCTAAATAAATCATTTTTTGAGTTGTTAGCCAATTTGTTTGAAGGCTTTTCTTATATTTCTCCAGAGTGCTTACAATTAAATTTTGATGTTGATAAGGCAATGAAGTATAAGAACCATCAATTATCTTTTTTGAACCAAGCCTAACCTCATTATTTGTCATGTCAATTGCTTGAGTGCTTAGCATCTCAAAAGGAAATGAAGAAACTCCGCCCCTACGATTTAAATAATAAATCCGATTAACATCATGCTTTGTGCAAAGTTCTTCTATTTGGTAAGTGTAAGAATACATAATATCAGGCGTAACTTTGAAAAAATCAACCCTAATGTATTGCCCAACTTGAACACCCCCCCATGTCTGCTCTGCTAATTGTGGTGAAATATTTATTTGATATATTTTATTGTCAACCATAGTTCCAGTTAATGCCATGCTATTCAAATCAGTTATCCCATCGGTGTCAACTAAAGTGTATTGAATGTTATCTAAGTATGTTGGCTTTACAAACTGCAAATATACATCTGCCTTCATTGTTTGCTTTTCAAAAGGGTAACTATTTAACCCACTTGTTGCAACTGAATGAACTCTTACATTTGTATTATTGCTTATATAATCAGTATGTGTGTATCCTAATTCATGTATTTGCTCTTCTGTTAATGAAGCGTTCCAAGCATAGTAATTTAATTGTTCTGTATCAGGAGAAACTTCACCGGTCCATGTTTCTGTAATATCAATAGTAACCTCAACTCTTGAGTTAACACACTCTAATATATTAAAGTCATTTGGCTTTATAAAGTGCTGTATATAATTTTTAACTAACTCTTTAGGGTTGTAAACTAAATAACCATCAGGTCTTGGAGCAAAGTAATAAGTAAAATTATCTGTTGTTGGAGTTCCATCTAAATCGTAATCAATAGCGACCTCAACTTTATATTTAAAGTCAGGCTGTGCTATTTGTGTACTCAATGCTGTTATCCATTGGTCATTATAAGCTGGTGTCCATGCTTGTGGGTTTTGACTTACTGTTATTGCCATTACTTTCTAATTTCAATTATAATATCTTGTTTAATAATCTCGCTTACTTGTTTACTTAGTTCGCCTGTTTCAATTCTATTTATTACATCTGTATAAAAGTGATTGCCTTTATATCCTTGCTTGTGTATCTTTCTACTAACTAAATAACCTAATTGTTGTGCAGCTTTCTCAAACGATACTTGCTTTAATGTTTTGTACTTTCTGTTTGGATTACGCCTTTTAGACTCATTTTGTTTATCAACTCTTGCTTTTAAAGTTGATTGCTGAAACTTCTTAACCATATTCCTACGCTTAACCCACTCTGAAATCTTTGTTTTTGTTTCGCCTTTACCGCCTGACTTTGTTTCTCCCCTTCCTTTATCCAAAACAAACCCGTAATCAGGCATAAGTAATTGAACAGATATTTTATCTTCGCCTTTGATTATTTTAAACTTAATGTTATTTGATAGCCTACTATCACCACCACCATAAGTTACTCCTTTACGCCTTAAAGAAGCTTGTAAGTCTTGTACTAAATTAGCACCAAAGTTTTCTAATATCTTAACTATCTTATCCACGTAATGCTATTTCAAATTTACCTTTTTGTTTCAAATACATTAATTTATTCATAAACCTAATTACATTCCATTCATAAACCTCATCTTCACTTACTCCAGCGTTTTCTCTACATTGGTCTATTGAATACTCCCACCCGAAATGCTCAAGGAAGAAATTAGATGATTGTTTTCTGAAATCCATTTCATCCTCTCCTCCACTATCTTTGTTTGGCTCTCTGTATAGTTCGCTATAATCCTCTCTGCATTGTGCCAGTAGTCGGAATAAAAAAAAACCAGTCCACTTACTTCGCTTATCTTTGCCTTACTTAATAAGTCTTTATTTTGTTCGTATTGTTCTACGTTGTACTTACCATTCGTATAAATAATAGGTAATAGTTTGTCAATACACTTACCTAAATCATTTCCACTTAACTTATAAGTTGTTAAAAAATCTACCTTTTGCGCCACATTCATTTTAGTTAATGACTTTACAGCCTCGAATACAAAACCATCAATCTTAATAATGTCATTTACTTGGTAGCTTGGTAAATCAAAATACATAAACTTTACATTGTTTTGAAGTTCTCCAAATTGTTTAAAAGGAAGTTCCTCTATTTCTTCTTTTGGTTTACCTGTAAAGTAACTTATTAAAGCTGTTGTACGTTCTATATCAAAAACATAATCTTCTTCCATTAAAGCCTTTGCTTCAACATATTGCTTAACTGTAATTTCATGATATGACTTAGGTACTTTCATTATAATTATAATACTTTGTTCTTTTAAAGGTTACTAATCAACTATAAATGTTGCTGGTTTTCCTAACTTATTAAGTGCTACATATCTAACAGCATCCCAAAAATGGTTGTTTTTATCTTCGGGTTCGTTTAGGTTTTTACCATTCCTATCAGTAGCCCAACGATAAGAACGAGCCTCACGCTTTCCATTTATCGAATCTTTTGTTATGTAAATCTCGTGCTGCTGTAATGTATCAATTGAACTTCTTACACTATCATTACCTTTTTTTGCACCCTCTATCCTAAAACCAGCCCTCATTAAATCCTCAATGCTTTTAGGTTCTGCGCTATCAGCTATAATCTGTTGTTGCCTTGTAACTCCTAATTGATGTAATCTTGATATAATATCACTATTGGTCATTCCGCTTTCGTAGATTAACTCTTTTAAGTAAATAGCCTTATTAAACTTGTAAACAGCTACTAATGTGGTAGGGTCATTTGTAAAGCCCCAATCAATTCCATAAGCTATAAAAGTGGCGTCCTTTGGTATCTCCTCACATTCTTTCCAATTATCGAATATGATACCTTGTAAATTACCTGTGTTACCTAATCCGTAAACCTGCCAAATATTAGCCCAATAAGCGTTCTTTATACTACCATCTTCGTTATACCCTTTGTTTTTATAATCAAGTATTTGCTCCCTCTCCCTTGCTGAAAGCAGCTCGTTATCTTCAAAAGTTAGCTGTAAGAAATCACAGTCTTTATTTGGTATTACATCCGTATCAATAAAGAACTCAGCATCAGGGTTATAATCAGCATAAACAATTCCAGCACGAGATGCAACTTGTCTGTAACTTTCAGCATCACATTTATTAACCTCGTTGAAGTAAGCAACATCGGAACGTAATCCCTTACCAACATCCTCTTTATCTAATCCAATGAACTTAATAAAAGAACCATTTGGAAACCTGTATAATGTACCAGCCAAAAATCTACTATCATCGTAAATCCCTGCCATCTTCATGACCTTAACAAAATCTTTTATAACAGTTAACCTCATCTTAGTTAACTCAGCCGATAGTATTAGTATCTCTTTATTTGGCTTACTTGAAGCGTGGTTAATTAGCAAGATAAGAATAGATATTGTCTTACCAGCGCCCTGAGAACCTTTTATAACTCTTACAGGTTTTCTTAATTTACTTATCTTTCTTAGGCTGGTTGTCGATTGAATCATCTAATGGGTCTAAGTTTAGAATAGGCAATGAATGATTAATGTTTTGCTCAGTAGTTTCTTTTAAGTTGTTTAATCTTTGTGTTATGCTTGGGTTGTAAAAACCAAGAAGTCCTCCAGCTATTTGGTCTGCCCTTATTTCAGTTCTTATACGTGAACAGATAGCCCCGAACTCATTATAAAGTTTATCTTTATTATCAAAGTAATGTTTTACTGTTCCATATCTATCGTAACAAAATACCTCAAATCCCTCCATAGTTAAAGGTAGTTTAGGATAATCTTTTACTTTATTTCCATCCTTACCAACATATTGGACTTTCTCCCATTTTATTGACTCTTCTTTTAAATACTCTTTGTATTCATTCCAAGCTTTTAATAAATCAGATTCTGTTCTGAATATGCGAGTAGGATGTATATTTCCATTCTTAGCCATTTACTTATTCTTTAGTTCGTATTCTTTCACAGCTTGTATATAAAGAGAATCCGCTTTATCACTTTCTATCTTAGCTTTATTGTAATTATCAACAGCATCGTAGTATTCCTTTGAGTGTTCAGGTTCACAGCTTAATAAAGCTATTACTGATAAAATTGTTAAAATTGTTTTCATTAGTTTAATCCTATTATAAATTGTTTTTTAATAATTGTACTATCAAATATACACCTTTCAAAATAAATAAGGTGCATCATTGATAATGTTAACCTATATCCATTTACATTTGGTTGTATCACTTTTTCTTTTTTGTTTGAATATTCCAGTTATTATCCTCGCAATATTTATAAAGTTTATCTACTAAATCTGCAAAATCTTTATCACAAGTACATATCCAGTTTGTTTTTATACCTACTTTATCTGCCTCAGCAACAACTTCTTTTAGTGTTTCGTTATCAGGATTAGGGCAATTGCCTAACTTTAATCCCTGTATAAACTCCTTATGTTTTATGAATACTTCCATATTTTTGTTTTAATTCGTTTCTTATTCTGTGGTTCTTTACCTTCATTGCTGTGTAACTTATCCTATTATCTTTACAGTACTTTTTTAGGTTCTTTATTCCTAACGTTGGATATTCACTAATCAAATCTGGAAATTCATCGTTTTCAATTATTTCATCTATTATTTCGTTTAACTCATCTTCATTTGACAATTCAAATAAACTGGACTTTTTACGCTCCTTTTGGTAAAATAAGCTTTTTATAACAACAAAGCTGTATTTCTTTAAGTCTAATTCGCTTACACATATTTTTTCTTTTATTGAATTATCTAAAGTGTGCATCTTTATAAAGAACTCTTGTAATAAATCTTCCCACAAATACCTATTATTATACAGTCTTTTGCAATAGTTCTTATAATCAACATCAGTATAGATAATTGCTATGTTAACCATTTAACTACTTATTCCAAAAGTAAATACATTCTATGTCCATAATGCAAATATACAAATAATTATTTAATTTTAAGTTCCTGACCTGTTA